ATCCCTTAACAACAATTTGATATAAAGTCATTCTTTCTTTTGCTAATTCTACTAGACAAGATCCAGCTTCTCCAAATTCTGAGCAAATTGTAAATTCTTCACATTTTTTCAAAAATCTTTGTACTTTCATATCTCGACCCTCCTCACCTTCAAAGGGTATCTATTTCTTGAATAGTAATTTGCTTCAATATTTTTACCTATCAAATCTCGTATATTAAAATTTTCATTTATTTTTTCTGGTGTATTCTCTTCAATAATTTTTAAATTTTCTTCTTGTCTTTTAATATTTTTTAATCCCCAATTTCTTATCAAACTATCCGAAAATAATTCAAAATCTTTTAAATTTAATTTTGATAAATCAACAGCAATTGATTGATTTGAATCTATTGGTACATTTGATTTTACATTTGAAAATTTTACACAAATAGAGTTATGTTCCGGTATATAATCTGTTATTTTGAAAATATATCTACTCATTGAATTAATCCCCAAGATGTAGCAATATATTTAGTGCCACCTAAAGGTGGATTACCCCTGTGTGTATGAGTAAAAAATGCAGGGAAAATTATTACATCACCTGTAACAGCCTGCTCCCTTCTTTGTTGATATAAAAATTCTGTCTCCCCACCATCAAAGTCATCATTTAAATAAAGTTGAACTACAAAGTGTCTAGCAGTAGTATCAAACGTTCCGTTTTCATAATGCCAAGCGTGGAATCCTCCACCAGCTGGTATCTCTTTTAATTTAATGTCGTGTAATAAAAATTTTCTCTGACTTAAAACTCCAAATGCCTCTACGTATTCATCCACACAAGGTTTGAATTTAGGAAATATTTCTTGTGCAAGTCTACTAGATGGAGAAAATGTATAGTCGTGAGTTATGTTAATTGTTTTATTATCAACTCTATTTAACTTTTGTTTATCATATACAAGTAAATGATTATCTTCAAAAAACTTTATACCCTCTATTATTTTTTGACAATCTTCCCTTGTAAAAGCACCACTATATCTCCTTATCAAATCAGTTTCAAATGCCATAATAATCTAGTATCAATCTTATTATATCATAAATTTATATTATTGCACATTTGTTGCGGAGTCACTTCCAAATACACGAGTTAATGATGTTGCATCTATATTAACGGTAAATCCTGAATTTCTTCTTATTGCTGCTCCCTGAGCTCCGGCAAGACCACCGGCAGAGGTTGATCCTTCTCCACCCGTACCTTGATCACCACCTTGAGCGTTGCCATTTCTATCTCCACCATCACCACCTTCTCCACCGGTTGCTTCACCATCATTATTTGTAGAACCGCCACCAGTTCCACCACTCAATAAATTTCCGGGATTACCTGCAGGGCCATTACCAATTTGAGTTGCTCCCTCACCAGCTGCACCACCAGCACCGAATGGGTGTCCAGCACCACCACCACCTCCTCCTCCAGAGGCTGTACGATCTGCTTCTTTATCGGTGTCAAATCCACCACCGCCACCACCGCCACCAGCGAATCCTGCTTGAATAAAACCACCAGATGCAACTGTAACAGTGGTTGGATTATATTCAACTCCTAATCCACTAGATCCGTCACCACCCGGGCTACCAGATCCAGATCCTTCAGATCCATCTCCACCATTTCCACCAGCACCAGATATTCTTCCATTTCCACCAACATCGACGTTTAAAATTGTATTTGCATCCCAAGATCCAGTTCTTAAGGCACAGTGATTTACATTATTTTTCTCTGATCCCATCAATTGATTTACGTGAATATGAACTTTCGTATTTGCTGAACTAGGAGGTCTTGATTTGTAATTTCCAACTACAACAACATCTGATGCTGCTGGATCTGTATCTTGTGGATTTACATTTACATCATATCTACTCTTCGCATTTTGTCTGAACCCACCAAATCCTGAGCCAAAATAATTTACAACAGTCTGTAGTTTTGTTCCATAAAAATCAGTGAAAGATATTTGTGAAGATCCAGTTGGTACAGTTCCACCACTTGTAGCATCAAGTGAATTAAAAGTCAAACCACCAAGTGTTAGTGGATAATTACCACCATTGGTTGTAAAATTATGTTTACGAAAATCACCAAGACTCACCCTATTTGGTGTTGAAGTTGAGTCTTGATTAAATCCAAATTCTCCAGCTATTTGACTTAGTTTAATTTCACCTGATGATTGTAGTGTCATTTTTGAAGATCCTCTACTTTTGATTTTAGTTCTTTAATCGCTTCAATTAAAACAGGTATTAATCTTTCATAACGAACTGCTTTCACACCATCATGTCTCGTAGTCGTAAGGCCGGGTAATCCAAGTGCCTCAACTTCTTGTGCAAGAATACCAGTATCTTTAGTGCCATTTTCATAAGGTATAAGATCAAGTAAACTCGTATTCCAAGTGAATGTATTACCACTTATTCTGTTGACCATATCAAGTGCATTATCAATCGGTGTGATGTCTTTCTTAAGATTTATATCTGAAGAACTAAATGCAATTACATCACCTGAGAATGTTCCACTACCTGCACATACCAAATTACCAGATGTATTTAATGCTCCATTGTGATCTATGTCAGCATTTATCTCTACTTCATTTGTGGCAGCATCCAATACTAACTTACCAGATGATGTTGTAATTGTTTGGTCATCTGATAAACCAACTGTTACATTACCAAATGTGCCACCTTGTGCTGTGACATTTCCACTAAAGATGACGTTCGTTCCATTGACATTACCTGTAAGTGTAATATCTCCATTAACTTGCAAGTTATCATCAACTGTGACTGTGCCACTAGCTGAATCTAATGTTAATCCACCAGATGTCGTATCAATTTCATTTGAATTTATTCTAATATTATCTACGTGTACTTGAGCAAATGTAGAGACACCAGTAACATTTAATTGATTAGTAATGTTTACTGTGCCACCCTGTGAATCAATGGTTAAGTTACCTGTAGTCGTATCAATTTCATTATCATTCGTAATACCAATACGAATATTACCACTAGTTGATCCTAAATTACTGAAGTCCCCACTTACAACTAAATTATCTTGAATTGTTGTAGTTCCACCCTCAGAATCAATAATAATATTACCTGAAGTTGTGCCAAGCATATTAGCAGTAGTGACTCCAATTTTAAAAGCACCGACATTTGCTGAATTAACATCTAATAATCCACTGAATGTTGCTATACCAGTAACATTTAAATTAGTAAGTGTAGTTCCACCACCGACTGTAAAGTTTTCACCCACATTCAAGTTCATCTCAACACCTAGTCCACCATCAGTTACGATTGAACCAGTATCTTTTGAGTGGGAATTTGTTTGATCTTTAACTTCAAAAGGATTATTCAACTTCATTCTTCCATTGAATGTAATATCCTTATTGACTTTTACAACCTCGTTAAATGTGACTGGGCCATCAAACTGTGTAAGAATCGTTTTTGATTTACCACCCTCAACAACTAATCTCTCTTTTACAATTACTTCATCAAATATAACTGATAGTCTTGATGGATCTTCTCCTGTAATAGTTGGGATTGGAGCATCAAATGTTCTCTCCTGACCAGTTGCAGAACTAACTCTCTTGTTACCAATAAAGAAGTCACCTCTGTTGTTCATACCTGTGTAAACAACAGTACCACAAGATCTCTCTTGTGATTGAGTTAAGAACTCTTCACGTTCATTAAGTGTTCTAACCTGTACCTGTGGTAATGCGGTTGAGTAGTTACCGGGCCCAAATCCAAGATATTCAAATGTATGTCCAGATGCACGAATAATAGATGGTCTGCGGAACTCGATGGGTATTGGTTTGATCTTTCTAACCTGATCACCTAAACTATGATCTTCTTGAATCGTACCCAATGCACCACGAATTACAGATAGTTCATTATTTCCAGATCCACTTACGTTTGCAGATGTAATACGAAGTATTTCATTTCCAATTTGAATATATGATCCAAGATCAAATCTCGCAGTTGTACCAACACCCACATTCGGTAGAGATACTTGAAGTGATATATCATTTGTTACATTTGCACCTAGAGTGAATGTTTCATCATCAAAGAAAGATAAACCTCTTGATCCAATATTTTCATTCTCTTTATCAGATGGTGTGGTAGCAGCAGTCATTCCATCACGAAGAATGTGAGCTGGATTTGTTAATTGATTTGTAGTCTTAGCAGATAAGACTGTAGGACTACTGACATTTTTAACAAAGAAATTACCAATATTATTATTAGTCGTATCTAAAACTCGGAACTGATTTCCAACTATGAGTCCGTGACCAGATGTAAATGTAAATGTTGTTATACCAACTGTTGAATCAAACGCTGGAGTTCCCGTGATGGTTGCAGAGGGGCCTTGATTAATTGCAAATTGACCAGAAATAATAGTTGCATCACCAGTGGTAACAGCAACAGATACTTTAGTTGTAGATTCAACTGATCTAATTCTATGTAATGAATCAGTTTGTGTTCCTATACCTGTAATTTGTATTACATCACCTATGTTTGTTGATACACCAACAGTTACGATTGTTACCTTTGCACCAGTTCCACCAGTAAATTGATTATCAATATCTAATGTTTCTGCACCAATATATCCAGAACCACCATCAATGATCTCAACTGCTGTGACAGAATTTCCAGATACAGTGACTTTAGCAGTTGCACCATCCCAATTTGTAGTTCCTGTATTAAATAATTTAACGTTATGATATACACCATTTGTTAATCCAGAACCACCAGTTATAGTATTGATTGTTTTAATTTGACCAAATCTATGAGGTCTTTCAAATGTTATTGTAGAAATACCAGCAGTGGTATCTCGCACCTCACTTGATATTTTTCTTGCATAACCAAAATCTTGAATTAATTTATCAGTTGTTTCCCTTGTTATACTGTTTCTTTGATCATTTGTAGCAACATCACCAATAGGATCTCTTTTAGCAAAAGATTTTGATGATGGTGGGTTAGAATGATTATTATCACGATCTAACTGAGGATATAAATCAGCGACATTTTGACCATATTTAACATCAGTAAATTCAGTGGTTATTGGATTATCAGCATGTAATACAAATAAATGATAAACACCATCTTGTATGTCTTTGATGTATTCACTTATAGTATCATTACGATAGATATAGAAATTACTCTTAATATCATTTCTTTCAAATCTTGGTAATACTGTGGTTCTTGTCGATATATTATTTGTAAAATTACCAATGTTGTGGGTAACACCATCAGTGTCAGTTGTAGGATAAGTAAATGTTTTATCATCTACAATCCCTGATACGAGGAATGATCCGTTATAACCTTTATTAAATACACCTGTAGATGTTCCATTTGCATCATCATCAGTAACATTCCGCACAAATATTCTTTCACCAATTTTCAAATCATGAGGAATATCAGATATAACTGTAACAGTTGCGGAAGAAACTGTACAAGTGCTTATAAATCTTGGATTACGATCAAAAAGATAATCTTGATTGGATATATTTGTTCTAGTAAAATCACCTACATTTCTTACATTAGTTGTACTAGACTCCTGAATAATGAATCCCTCTTCAGGATTTTTACCATTATCAATTTCTTTTGGTACTACAACTCTTAATTTGTAAATTTTTTCATCTAATGCCCTCTCATCAGGAACTCTTTTAATAAATGAAACAGGAGTATTATTTCCTAACACTCCAACACCTGTAGCATCTAAAGTTTTATAGATGTCATTATCTACTTGAGCATGAATAAACCAGTTACTATTTCCAGCATCAAATTGAATAGGTGATCCAATATCACCAGATGCTTTATCAGATACCCTACTTTCAATCCTTAATTGTGAACCACCAGCTATGGTTATGGATGTTCCTAATTCAGCATTAGTTTTTGATGATGCTATTTTTATCTCGGTGCTGGAATGTTTTATAACAAAATAGACAGTATTTTCAACAAGATTTTCTGGTAAATCACCAATATCACTTATAATTCTTATTTTTTCACCGGTTAATAATGTATGTGTGCCAAGAGTTAATATATTGTTTGTTGGCCCTGAATTTACTTTGAAATTTTTAATACTAGAAGTTGTACCTAAAGCAGCAGTGGTTCCTGTGTTAGGAATTAAATTATCGACTAAGAATAGACTAGATTCACTTACACCATATCCAACTGTAGCACTTGAAAAATCAACAAATAATTTATCATCTGTCTTTGCACCAACACGGAAACCTTGAATCACCACTGGTGGTGCATTGTCTTTTGAATTGAAGCCAAAAAGATAAAGATGACTTGATATACCAACAGATGTTGTTAATCCAACATCAATTCTCTGCCAATCAATATTTGTTTCTTCATTATTAATAGCTTTTGGAGTGATAATATTTGTAATAAATGCAGTATTATCTTTTGAAAATGCTTCTTTTTTAAATCCGTCAGACGCAATCGCAAACTGACCAAAGTTTGAGTTTGAGTTAGTAACTGAAGCGTCAGCACCTGTCTCTGCGTTGAAGTGTTTGTTAAATCCAATCGCAAATACAGATACAATCTGCATAACCGCATCATTTGAAAGTTTGATGTGAGTTGTTTCAAATCCCTTTCTATAAACTGCACCTGAATCTAAGTGATAAACAGTTGCTGAGTCTTGTGATGATGATCCCGAAGACAACGCACCACCTGTAACTTTTGATATACCGATCCCCTCATATGTCCTTGATGTTGGATTATATTTTACAAATGCCCTATCATCCTTTTGAAGTGAAATAGCTGTGAACTGGGCAACGACCATTGATTTGAAACCGGTGGCCTTGTCACCATCAGCATGCATACCGTTCATTCCAAAGACAGAACGAAGAGATATATTAAAGATGTAAGGAGATGCACCTGATACTGTATCCGTTTCAATCGTTACAGTTGCATTTGAGGAACTCGGTGATGCAGGTAAATTATCTCGTACAAATGGAAGTAAATATGTAAATGTAGTCGCACTGGTTACATTCTGAACTTTTGTGGATATATTATAATCTAGTGTGCTAACACCCTTAATTTTAACTGGGGTGTTTGTAGTCAAACCATGATCTGTTGCAGTTGTGACTGTGATAACTGTTCCGGGTGTAGATCCATCACCTGATATAATATTAGTAATATTAAGAGGGTCTGAAGCAAAAGCACCTACAATTTCAAATTCAGGTCTTTGAGCTGCAAAACCTAAAGGATTAGCAGGGAATCTATCAATCGCATCAATCGGTCTTCCTGTTTGATTAAATGCGTTTGATAATTTACTATAATATATGTCTAGGTCTGTTAAATTAAATCTTGAATCTATATTTACACCATCAGCATACTCAAAACAAGTTAACTTATGATGAGAAAATGTTGGTATGGATCTATTTGTGGCACTAAAATCTACTGGGTCAGTATATACTGTTGATGTTTCATCACCATCAAATATTGAAAATTGCCAGAAATAGCAAGTACCTGTTAATCTAAATATCGCTGTATTTTCAACACCACTGTCTGTTGGATTTGGGACATATTTTGGTTTTATTTTCGTTTTTCTTAAATCTAAACCAACAAGTGATGTACCACGAGGCACAACTACACCACCGTTAATACTATTAAATTTATATAAAATATTATCTTCTTGTGTTAAATCAAAGATAGAACTTAGTGTAAGAGATAAGGTTGTAGATGCAACTGACTCTGTTCCTGCTGGAGATACAGCAGTTGCAGTAGTTCCAACAGATTTGAGACCAAAACCAGGCCTATTATCAATTATATGTTCACCGGGAAAAAGAAGTATGGTTGTCTTTTCTATTAAATCATTATTATTTCCCTCCAGATATGAGAATCTAGCAGACTCCAACAGGGCTCTCTGGATAGTCTTAAAAGGTTGTGCTAATGAATTACCCTGATTCGTGATCGCATCAGTAGCATCAAGATCATTTGGATTTACATAGAGAATCTTACCCTCAGTGTTCTTTATGAAATTCTCTAACTTATTAAGTGGCATCGCTCATCTACAAAGTATGTCTTCTATCTATTTATCGCCTTTTTGCTTCTGGATTTCTGATTGAACTGCTCTTTGTATTTCTGCCTTACGTGCTGTTGCTTTAGCTGCTGCCTGTTTGACTGCTGCCCTCTTATCTCTCAAGTCTTGAGTTTTTATATCACCTTGATGAACCTCTGATGATTGTTTAGGTTTCTGTGACTTAACTTCAGATCCAGATGATTTATACTTAGCAACCGCAGCCTGCTGTCTCGCACGAAGTGCTGCTTGTTTTTGTTTAGCATTTACTGCTTCATTAAATTGTTTAAAGTTTTTCATTGGTATCTGAAGTTGGTCTCTTGCGTGTTTTTCTCTTGGGTTTAGTTACTATTTCTGCGTATTTAATTTCATGTTCATCCAAAAATTGATGACATACATCTAGCACATCCAAAAATTCTTTAGGTGTCTCACACATTATAACTTGCTCTGCTCCTGTATCGCTGACTATGCAAAAACTACGTTTGCATATGTCAATAATTACGCCATCGACATAGGGCTTACCGTGCATAGAGGTTCTCCATTTTCTAGTAGCATAACATATATAGGTATTTCTGTCAACTCAGGGTCTTGAGTGAATCCAACCATTACATAGATATTTTTCAACTTTTGGTGGGTATCCACGATGTAGAAATGTCCAAGTGGCAGGAAAGAATATTAAATTACCACAAACAGGCTGAACCCTAGTGCCATCTGCAAACTCCGTATATCCCTCATCTTTCTCTTCTATAGTGTTGAGATACCACATAAAAGTAAAAACTCTTGATGCAACAGGATTTGCAGACATTGACCAATCATGGTGCCAATGATAATGTCCATTTGG